TTGAACACGTTTTTCTGATCTTTATCGTTCAGCTTTACGCATTTCTTCGCCAGATAATCCGTGATACGGAAACCAGCTTTGCGAACTGCCAAACGAACCGGCAACGGAATGTTGATCGTGCCGATTGCGTGTGCGTGCCCAATGGGCATGTAAACGCGGAACCCTTTAGAGCCACGCGGCATAAACTTTCGAAGCAGTTGAACGGTCGGGCCGTTCTTATCCCAATTGCGGCGGTATTTCAAAGCACTGCGCATTGAAACCGCTGCTGTACCGATAAAAGCCAAGTCAATTAGCATGTCTTTTGATCCATAAAAAGAAAGCCGGGCCAGCCTAAACCAGCCCAGCGTAACATACTATAAAATTACCGTTTTATTCACTGAAACCCGAGTCGTCTTTCATTTCCTGAAGCTCGTTCGGGCGGGATTCCCATTCGGATTTCAATTCACCGCGCAAATCACGCACGCGGCTGGCGTTGTCTTCGTAATCGGATTCCTCAACGGATTCCATTTCCGCTTCAAACGGTTCTGCTGGGGTATCCTCATCCCAGTAGTCCGTGTCTTCGTCATAGCCTACGAAATCTTTCACCTTTTCGAGGGCATCAACCAGCTTCTGATTGAGACGAATAGTTTTGTAATTGCTTTCGACAATTGCATCTTCGAATGCCTGTCGCTGTTCATCGTAAACAGACATTGCCTCTTCGTAATCGTCGTCATCCATCGCGTCCTGATCAGGATAAATGATTTCCAATTCATCCATCTTGCGCTCAACGCCACTATTAATATCTTCGAGTGGCAGCAAACGCGTGGCGTTAATCAGGTTGTAGAGCGCATCAATTGCAGGCTCCAATTCCATGCCACGAATCATTTTCAGGAAACCACGCACTTCACCCGGAAGTTTCTCGGTAGGAACCCAACCGAATGCATCGGCACCTAAATGTTCCATTAATTCATCGGAATGCGAAATGTCCGGACGCTGACCCGCGAAGTCCATTTTATACAACAGCGACGGGAACGAATCGGTGCGGCTGTGCCGCTTGTTTGCCCACGTGTCACGGAAGTGGTCGGCCACATCAGTAAGGTCGCGGAGTTCGAAATAATCCTCATCGAATTTCCGTTCCAAATGCAGCGGTTTATCCAACAGATTACCGGCCTGCACCATGTACTGAATTGCGTTCTCGATATCAACCGTTTCAGGACTCAGTTTTGGGCCTTCCCATGCCATCGTCGGCGGGATAAGCGCCTGAATGGTATCAGCCATTTGCGAACCGAAAATGATACCGTTGTCTGTCAAATGCATTACGGCTGGCAGATGGTATTCGGCCAATGCTTTAACGTGCTTCGGTTCCCAGTTGTTCAACAGCGTGTTGATTACTTCCGTGTTTTCGTCGAGATATTTAACGAGTGCAACGCGGTTGTCCTTGTACGCCTGCGCCGAATACGGATTGGAAATAACCGTTTTGATTTGTTCCAATTTCACGTGATCCATCAGGTACGCAACCTGACGATCTTCCATCTTGTCGATGAAACGGAATACGCGGCGATTCGCCAAGGCCACGGCGGTTATTGCCGGATCGCAGGCCCACAACGCATCAGAACTCAATTTGCCGGGGTTATCCATCACGTAGCTAAGGAACAGATTCACGCCGCCCGTTGCATACATCATGTCAGCTGCATCAGGCCCCCACCAGATAGGGTTTTCAACGTCGATTCCGAGGTCGAGAATGGCGTAAGCGCCCTTCTGCATCGAATCATCACCGAACATTGTCATATGGCGGGCAGCGTGCGCAGCAGTATTCAAAATGCGTGCGCAATTCGGCAATGTTTCCAGTTCTTCTTTTGTAGGTGGTGGAGTCTTGCCGGTCAGGATCATTTTGAATATGCGGGTATTTTCGCGCAATTCATGATCGCTCAGGTTTTCCACGCGGCTAAGCGCTTCCATTACCGGGTTGCCGCCACCGTAGGAAAGATCGTGGACTTTATCGTCGTCCAACGCTTTCAAAACTTCCGGAGTAAATCCTTTGGTTTTATCGAAAGAACCAATGCGACGACCGACTTCAGCGAGTACCGAAGTGAGCGGTTTGTTTTTGTAGGCCAGCAAATGAATGCCGTTGACCAGTGCCTTGGAGCCTTTCAGCGCCTCGACAATTTCATCAACTTGCGTTTCCTTCAAACGGGTTTCTACCGTTTCGTTATTCAGGAATTCAATGATGTTTTCCGCGTGCTGATCGCGGGTTTCTTTGTCGGGCATTGCCTTGAGTTGCTGGTGTATGAATTGCACAGCGTGTGCCGTGTCGTTTACCACGTCTTCGACCGTCAGGTTGTCGTCGCTGGATGCGTTGTGATAATGATCTTTGCCCATACCGTCGTCGTACAGGCTGTGCGGCATTTTGAAAGTGCCTTCCGGAATATTCGCATTGATCTTGCGCAGAAAACGCGAAAGGATCAAGTCGAAGCCGGGAACCGGGTTGCCGTACACGCGGGTTTCACGACGATAAAGCACTTGGCCCTCTTCGTTGTAAAACGGCTTCAGGAGGCAACGCGCTTTGGGCCGTTGAATATTCTGATCGTCAGCCGAAACAACGTAGGCAACCAACGTACCTTCCGATACATCGTTGCGCACGTAATGCTGATTCGAACCGGGATTGAATTTATGTTCACCGTCAGCGAGACGCATGCACGACATTTTGTCCCAATCACGCCCGGTACTCATGCCGATAATGTCGTAAGGGTGACAACTGATCACGACCTGCATTGCACCCTGTTTGGTGTTCTGCAATTGTGGATCATTATCGAACGCCATTTTCGCGTGCGCGTCTTTGCCGATTACCTTACCGATATTGAAAACGTTCTTCTGTTCTTTGTCACCGATTTTGACGCACTTCTTCGCCAGATAATCGGTGGCAACAAACCCGGCCTTTTGCAGAGCGGAACGCACAGCCGGTGGAATGGTGTAATGGTTTTTGTGGTTGGTGCCGATATCGAAATACAGGCGGAAACCTTTCTTCCCCGGCCCCGCAGGCATCATGTTTTGCAGCACTTTTACAATGGGTGCATTGCGGTTCCATTTACGACTGTATTTCAGTGCCGTTTTCATGGACACGGCGGCCAATGCCAATTCGAGTTTCATTAGGTTTTGTCCCACCCGTCGAGTTCTTTGAAAATGTCGTCGAGTTCGTCTTCCGATTTACGGATTTCGTCCAAGAATGTTTTGGCCCACATCATGGTACGTTCATCACCCGGCCCGCGTGCGATCTTATTGATCAGCGGCATTGTCCACGGGTAACGTTTCTTCCATTCAGTGGTGGTATAACCGAGGCGACGGCACACATCGCGCAGCTTGACAAACAGCGCCTCGTTCATGTCGTCCACGTTCGCTTTCATCAGGCTTTCGAAAGTTGTCTTCCTGAAAATGGAAATGTCGCTGAACGAAATCAATTCCAGATTCTGCGCAGGCCACGATTTATCGAGGGCACACAAAAGGCTTTCTGCTGGCTGGCTAATGTAGCGTTTGAAAATGCCTTGGTAACGGGCGGCGCGCAGGAATTTATCCATTTCCTCGGTGTAGTAATAATCAACCGGGAATTTCTTCAGCAATTTCGCAAGCGTGTCACGATTCACCCGCAGGGTTTTGTCGTCGGCCACGGAAAGCATGGCGCACAAGAAACCAACCTGTTCGCGCAACTGCACAGAACCCGGCATGGTTGATTTAGCGAGTTCCGGAGTCCACTTGTACATGCCTGCCAGAAACCCGCGCCATGCAGAAGCAACCTTCGCAGGTTCAACCGGGCCTTCCATGGTAGCGAGCCAGCGCGAATCGTAATAAGCGATGTGATTCAGCACGAAATCGGGCGATTGTGGTTCGCCGTCAAAGTGTTTGAAGTCGTAAAGTTGCTCAACATAATCAGCGAGCTTTTTACTGGCTTTAACCAGTTCATCGCGCCATTCCAACGGGGCCAGTTGTTCACTGAAATCGAGGAAAAGGTTTTCGTCGAAATGTTCGTCCAGCGCCTTACCGAAAGCCTTGGCAGTTACGCGGGCTTTCATGTTGCTGGTGGCGCGCATGGTGCCGTAGAAAGTGCTGACCTGATAGCACGCTTCCCATTCGTCACCGTGATAAATTTCGAGGGCGTGCTTGAGCCATTCAGCAAGCCAACGTTTATCGCTCATGAGCAATTCGTACAACACTTTAACAGAGCTTTCCGTCTTGCCAGAAACACTACGCAACGCAGCGATTTTATCCGCCGTCGAATCGTAGTCTGCGTGCGCGTATTGTGTGCCCATGCCATCGTCGTACAGACCATCGAGCAAATGATACAGGCCAGCAGATGCGCCCTGATTCACTTTGCGCAACCACTTGGAAATCGTTTCGCGGAAACCCGGAATAGGCGTGCCGTAAATCGAAGTTTCAACGCGGAAAAGAATACCGCCATTCGGGCCGACAAAAGGTTTGATCAACAGGCGTGCATGAGGCTTATTGATATTCGTGTCATGCGGGGAAATCGCGTAGGCAACCAGCGTGCCCTCTGCAATATCGTTTTTAACAATCGCCTGATTTGAACCACCACGCCCGACGCCCGGTTGATCGAGACGCATGCAACTGGTTTCATCCCAGCGGCGACCTGTACTCATCGCCAACACGTCGTATGGGTGACAGGAAATAACACACGTGAATTCGTCTTTGTGTGCGGCACGTTGTGGATCGTTCATGAATTCTTTGAGCAATGTTGCATCTTTCAACAGCTTGCCGATTCGCATCCGGCGTTTGCCCGACTGATCGACTGCAATACCGGTAATGTAATCGTCCACCGCATAACCCTTGGCCGACAGCGCATGCAGGATCGGTTGTGGAACTTTGATCACTTGCTTGGTGGGTTTGATCGGTAGATATATACGGTACGCATTTTTCTTTTGTTTCTTGTTCTTCGGCAGGAAGCGTTTGATTACTTGCGCGCCCAAACCGTTTTTATTCCAGCCTTTTACAAGCGGACGCGCAACGCCCAGCTTTACGGCGGCTAATGCCAATTGCATTTCCATGCGGTTACTCCAAGCCGTGCATTTCTCGTTCTTCTTGAGTCATCCAGCGCTTGCGCACGAAATCAAGAAATCCTTTGGTATCTGTTTTCAGCCGACGTTTTACGAGCTTGATCTTTTCCAAGAAGGCAGCGTCGTGGGGATCTTTGAGGAACCCGGTCAACTGGTTGAAATCACGTACAGGCCCCGCTTCCACATCCCGATATTTAATCAGGTTGCGAATATCACGGGCCACACGTTCACGGGCCTTGCGCTCTTCTTTGTGCTTAGCGCCTGCCATGAACTGCGTGTAATGCGGCGTGTCACCCTTGAACACGATTTGCGATGCGACATACCATGCTTCGAGCGTGTAGTCGGGGCCGGGTGTCCAATCGTGCTTACCGAATTTCTTTTTCTTTATGTTCGATACTTCCAGCTTGATCGTCTTACGTTTATCAAGTCTGATAAATGCTTTGTGGTCGTCGTACTGGAACAGTTCGATCTTGTTGCGTTTCGCCAGCAGCGCCAAGGTCAACGATTCGTTTTCCTTGTACTTGCCGCTCTCTTTCATGAAGTGGATTTCTTTAATGTAGCGAATGCACGGAATGTACATTTTGTTTGCGAACAGGCGGTCTTCCTTTTCGTCATTGGAAACGTGCTTCTGGCTCGCCCAATAATCGACCGCTTTGATTTGGTAATTCGCGTTCATCTTCTGGCCGTCCAGCACGAAAATCACGTGCGTGGCGCCAGCTTCCTTGATGAAATAATCGGAAAGTTTCGAACGTGCAAGGCTCAAGAAATATTGCGCTGTCCCGAATTCAGCCTCGACGCCTTCGTTGGTTGGCATCAGGCGGAAGCGATCTTTTTGCATTGCCTCGATTGCGTATTCCATCGGTATCAGATGATACAGAATAGAACTACCCGCTAATGCCAATTGCATTTCCATTAAGTGAAATCCTTCGGCGGTTTATAAACCATCAACAGGCTGCCCCATTCATCTTTGAAAAGTTTCTTCGTTTCTTCCAAAGATGCATTGAGATTCAGCGCAGGACGGAATCCGTTTTTATAGAACACATGCAGGCTGGCAATGCTGCTGACCTGCCCGCCGATATCGGATTTGTAGGTGCGGACAATTCCCTTCAGCAGGAAATCACCGTGGCCCTGTCCGCGAGATTCTTCGTTGACAACGTAATCAGTAACGCTGTGTTTGCATGGCGAGAATTGCCCGCCAGTCTTCACGCAGATGTAACCGTGTTCGGAACGAAATTCTTTACCGAAATGTTCGCCCCGGTCACTGATTTTAATACTGGCCCCAAGGGCGATCATCACTTCCATTATTTTAGCCTTTCTAGGAAAAGTTTTATGAGAGGCCCGTTCCCTTTGCCCATCCATTCGGCGGTGAATGTCTCGGCTGTCCACTCACTGATATTCTTGGCGGCATAGCCACTCGGATTGCCCAGCGCTTTTTGCAGAGTACGCAACGCAGCCATGTATTCGCGGAAGTCGTCTTCGTCTGCTGTGCTTTCTGCAATTGTCGCGTGAATGCAATGTGCAAATTCGTGAACGATTAGTGCATCAAAAGATTCATGCTCGCCGTCATGCACGGTGAAGCCCGGAGGATTGGATTTACTGCATCCATATTGAGCCTCTGCAACAGTTCCACGGGTGTACGCGGTGCTGAGTCGAATTTTCCGTGTGGCCCGGTCGAATTCAGACGTGAGCCTATCCGTATATTCAACCCCTTGCAGAAACTTGCCAGCCTTCGGAAACACAAGATTCAACGCACTGAGTTTTTTCTGTATATGCTTCGAAACTTCCGGTGATACGTTGGACGCCAGTGCGATCATCACTTCCATTTTATTTCCTCGAACGGGCGGACGCCATCGCTGCCCGTTTAAACATAGCGAGCTTTCGTTGCAGGGACATGAGGCGATTTACGATTGTGGCATTCGCAGATTCATCTTTGCTGTTGTGCAGTTGCTCTTTCAGCTGCGCAATTTCTTGTCGCATGTGTTCGACTGTTGCCCGGTAAGCAGCGGCACCGTTCCCACTGGTCGCACCGCCACGGGCACCCGCGTAAATAGAACCCGGATGTTTCTTTAGGTATTTCTTTTTAGCGTTAGAGGCTTTCGCGTGAAACCAATGGGACTTAGCCATTTTTATTTGCCCTGTTCTTTACGCAGTTCCGGAAGGTCGGCAGCAACCGCCAAGAAGTATTGCGCGAACTTCCGGATTTCCTGCGGCGTGCGGGTTTTACTAGAGCCTGTCGCCAGATAGGAAACGTCAGCCAGCAAACGGTCACTGTCCATTGCGTCGGCTGCGTTGAGGACGAAATACGAATCCACATCGGCCAGTGGGATTGCTTCGTAATACTCGGCAGGCCCCGGATCAAGGGCAGTATCCAACGCCAGTTCGTACAGCACTTTCGACTTCGTGAAACGCACGCCCATGATCTTGGCTTTCAGTGCGTTTTTCTGAATTTGTTCCGGCGTGAAATCATGAATCGCCGGGTGAAAGTAAACCGGTTCGCCAATGGCGTAACGGCTTGGCAGCATGGTAGGTTCAGCTGCTGTTGCGATTTCCATTTTCATGCGGCACACACCATTGTTTTTGCGAGTTCTGGATGTTTTGCTTCGAACTCTTTCCAGCGGTTCAGAAAGCGTTCGGTGCGTTCTTTGTTTTCGGCGTAGCGTTTCGCCTGTTGTTCTGGCGTCTCGTTCGCGTACTGCTCATGCAGCTTGCTCAGATCAAATGCACGGATCATTTATTTCACCGGAATTTCGACAGCTTCGTTGGAGTCCCATTCGAAACGTTTGTGAATTTGCTTGTCGCCATCAGCGCCTTCGAGATACAGGATGAAATCAATTTTATCCAGTTGCTCGGTGTACTGGTTGATGTTGTTGCGGATGGCTTCTTGCTTGTCACCTTTGCCACGGCTCAACAGCGGATTGCCGTGCTTAACATCACGGATTTCGTAGCCGATGATTTTGTAGCCGCGTGGTGCCATATTCGCAGCAGCCAAAGCCAGTTGCATTTCCATGTATTTCCCTCAATATTTTGTCTGAAGATTTATGCCGTAGGGCGAGAATCAGGCTGTAATCCGAATGCCGGGGCCATAACCAGCGAACTGCAACAGGAAAAGAATCAGCACAATACCGAAAATGATCAGTACCACGCGACGGCCCATTGGTGGCAACGGAATCAAACCGATGATCCACCAAACAAGGGCGACGACCAGTACGAAAATCAGCACACCAACGATTGAGATAGACATGGTTGTTTCTCCATTTCTTTTAGTTGTGTTTCGGGATTGATTCTTTGACCCTCAGTATTTCGCTTGAAGGTTTATATCGTAATGGCACGTGGACGAATTGTTACTGGTGCTAAGTTGAATGCGGAATGCGTACAGCCCCGGTTCGTTCGGCATAAAAAATTCTTCGGTCACATGGTTTTGCATCGACCGTGCAGGCAACGACAAAAATTCCATGTTCACTACATCCGGGCTTTCTGGTGTGTAGATAACCAAGTTACCGGCACCGCCTGCGGATGCGGGTCGTAGCACTTTGCAAAAGCCGATTGTGACGACCGTTGTCGGAGACGTGTTGGCAGCGTTCACGCTGGTATTTATGGACACGCGGAATTTTGTTCCGACAGGATAATCAGCCGGGTCGTAGTAGAGCATAGGCAGCGTGTTTACACCGACGCCCACCGTGACGGCAGTTAGGGCAAAGCCATTCTGCGCCCAAAAGTTTCCGCCGCCCCTGCCGTTGATCCACACGCGAGAATTCAAGAGTGTTTTAAACGAAATGAATTTGCCGTTGGTTAGACGATCATTGATCAAATCCAACACGTCTTGCTTGGACGGAATATTTCGCCACATCGAAGCGTCGTGATGGTAGAACTTGCCATCTATCGAAGTCAGCTGGCCGAGATTTCCATTTTCAGGAAACGTTGGATTCGGAGCCAGCGTAAGGTTGGTAAAAACACCACCTTCGGTTAGAGCGAGTTTGTTTATTTCCATTTAGTATTCCGCCTGCAAAGTAATGTCTAGGTGCGTGGCAGACGCACTGTTGGCAGCAGACATTGTGACGCGGAAGGCGTAGAAGCCAGCCGTTACAGGCATTTCGATTTCCGTGGAAACCATGTTGAGCGTGGCCCGACTGGCGAGTGCGGTGAACTGGACATTCGCCTTGTCAGCCGGGGCCGCTTCGTAAATAACGACGTTCGTACCACCGCCACCGGATGCAGGCCGCAACACTTCGCACACGCCCACGCTGATATTATTCGATGCAGACCCAGCGGTTTCGTTTTGATTTATGTTTACAGCAAGTCGGAATTTTGTCCCGACTGCATAATCGGCAGGATCATAGTAAAACAGGGGAAGTACAGGTGTACCGACGCCCACCGTAGTGGCAACCATAGCCACACTTTCCAAAGCCCAATAACTACCAGCAGCGAGGGAACTTGTGATCATTGTACGGGTGTTAAATACAGGCTTGAACGAAATAAAAGGTTCCGATGGGCCGACAACAATTGCGTCAACCAATGCAGTTACTTCTACCAACGTGGGCAAATTCTGCCAAGCTGTACCGTCGTGGTGGTAAAACCCATCGGCCATGCCTTCAAGCTCAGACTCAGAAAGCGTATAAAGCTCCCCGAGATTGCTATTAGCTGGAAATGTACCACCAGAAGGCAACGTCAGATTTTCAATGACCCCGCCTTCCACCAAAATGAGATTGCCGTTAACTTTCATTGGTTTTCCTTTAGTCTCTATCCCCCACGCATGCACGTTGTGTGAGGATTGAGTCGATGAAATAAACGAAACGCGTAAGGCGCTCGTTGTCTTGCGTGGTCATTGAAAAGCTGTTCGACGCTTGAGTCATAACAGGCTCGCCCGTGATACCGTCCTCGGTCACGGTGTCAACCCACGCGGTATATTCGTAAAAGGATTCGCCGCCGTTATTGAATTCAGAGCAACCTACGTTCACCGTGCATTTGTGATTACCTGAACTTTCATCCCGGTAATTCCGCGTGGCAGACGGTGTGCCATATTCCGTTTCAACGATTTTAAATCCACGTGATTCCAGATTATCGAAGAATCTTTTAACTTGATTCTGGTTCGCGGCTAACGCAATTAGAACTTCCATTTATTAGACCGTCCTTTTTTGGCGTCGTTGTTGACGCATCAAATGTTCGACGTACCAAGGCAGAGCGCTTTTGCTAGCGGTGATAGAAGGCCCACAAGGCCCTATGGGGCCACGGTGGCTGTGCTGCTCGCCCGGCATATCAGCGAAGGCACCAACACAGCCACCGGGAATGCCCCGCTCGATCCATGCACGCACTTGAGCATTCGACACAAGCATTTGATGCACACGCAAATCATTGATCACACTTTGATGGAAACCGAATTCACCCAAATCATCGACATGGATTGTTTCCGGATAACCTTCCAATTTCTGCAATGCTTTTGCATCCGGTACATACACCGGGCCAATCGAACCACCTGCACTTACTGTTCCCATTTATTTGCGCTCTTCTTTCTGGTGGATACGCAGTTAGATGTTGCGAATTTTCTTCGTCTGATTTGTAGGTTTCGGTGTTGGGGATTTCACGTCTTGCAACACGCTTTCAGATCCCTTGTACGGTTGGATCAAATCGCCGTAGTTCATGGAATACGAACGCTTGGCGCGGATAGTGCGCCCGCTTGGTTCCAGCAAATCAAATTCCACATTTACCGAGCCGCGTTGCTTGGTGAATTCTTTGATTTTCTTCAGAGCGACAGCAGCAGAACACGGCGCATGCGAACCCGCTTCGAGATACTTGTTCGTGTGCTGATCGTGAATCGAGTAGGCTTGAATTTTCGTGCCTTCCGGAATCAGATTGCCTTTGTCGATTTTGTTACTGGCTACAGCGATCAGCAATTCCATTTAAACAACCTTCACCGGGCCGGTGGATTTCAGAGTGTAAGCGTCAGTCATTTTGATTTTGTGTTCACCATCCATCGCGAGAACCGTAAGGTCTACGGTCATGTTGGATGCTGCGTGAAATTCCAGACGTTTGATGGCCTGTTTCACGGTGAACGCTTCACCACGGCCCAACAGTTTCTTGGTGTTCTGGTGATAGACTTCGTAGCCGATAACTTTTGCACCTTTAGGCAACTTATCGACCGGGTAAACAGGCTCTGCCGCCAAAGCAATTTGCATTTCCATATTTATTCTGCACTCTTTGTCGCGAGGTCAATCGCTTTCTGGATTTTGGAGTTTGGGCGCGTGTTCGTTTTTTCGTAAACAGGCAGGAACACCGATGGGTCTATATAGTTTGCAATTGCCGTGGTGGCCGTCACTTTCTCGCCAGCCAAATGCCCTAGTTCTTTACCGATGCGTAGGCATTGAGTCTCGATCCATTTGTTTACGTCTGCATCACGGGCGCGGGCACCGAACGGGCATTTATCCATCAAGGTTTTCGCCATTGCAGTACCACGCAATTTGCGGAATTTGTGAATGGAGAATCCTTCAGGAAATCCGAGGTCACGCAGATAACCGTTTACTTGGGAGTTCGACAAAGGTTTGCCACGGAAAGTGAAAATGTATTCCGTAGGTTTCTTTTCGTACAGGAATTCGTCGAGTGCAGCATGCAGCATCTGCGTCCGCTGATCTTCGAATTTGATAATGTGCTTTTGCGCACCGCCCTTCTTGCCCAAGTATTTCAGAATCACACGCTGATCATTGAACAGAGCGTGTTTTCGCAGCAGTGTAGAAATGCCGTAGGTGGTTTCGCCTGCGGTATTGCCACGGGTAGAACCGATACGCGCACTTGTCTGGTAAATCGTTTCACAGACAGCAGCCGCAACACCACGCAACGAACCCGGCCCCTTCGCCAAATCAGGCAGCCATTTCTTCACATACTTCGTCACGTCTGGCAGCATGTTTTGCACGACATTGAAAGATTGCACACGGCCTTCGGTGCGCGCTGCAATCGTGTAGACGTTCGACATGTTGGCGGCGAACGGTGCTTTGTACTGGCAATAATAAACCGTTGATCCCGCTTTGTAATTCGGGTTCATGTGACCTTCGCCAATCGGTTTATTCAGCAGTTGCAAACCGTCAGTCGTGAAGTAATTCCCCTTGTCGTCGATCTTGCCGACAAACCAATCAGGGATATCGTGCTGCACACCGTTCATTTGTTCGCGGATTACGTCCACGTCCACGATGTGTTCACCGCTGGCCCGGACAATGTTTGCAATCGCTTTATCTGCAATCGCTTTGCGCTGGCGGCGCATGTCCAAATAGTCTTGGTGTTCGGTCAGATTGCCGCCAACTTCTTTCGCTTTATCCCGCCATTTCTCAAGCGTGGTATTCGGCATCACATGGCCGTCAACTTTGCCGTGAGTTTTCACGTGTTGGGCCAACCGATCGTACAGCGTATTTTGCACCGAAGTGTTTACGTGTTCGTCTTCGTGCAAGAACATTTTCGAGATATGAGAATCTTTGAAGTAGCCGACATTCTGCATGATCCGCTTGCCCGCGCCCTCTGATCCTTTGTAGGCCAGACGCACGTCATTCAGGAAACTCAATTGCAGCTTGGACAAACCTTTGTCTTTGTCGAATGCTTTCTTTTTCTTCTTCAGTGAATCGAAGCAGCCAGCAACAACAATCGAATATTTGTCGGCTGATACGTCTTCACCACTGCACAACATGGTCAAAGTTTTGGCAAAGGTGCGCTTGATCGCGTACTGTTCGAGGAACGGTTGCGCCTGTTCGTTCCACTTCTTCAATTTGGTTTGGAAATTCGTACCGTAGTCGAATTCGTTCGCCTTGTAGATCGCGATCAGAAGTTTAATGAACGCATCCGCTGCGCCCGGTGGCGCGGTTGAGGCTGCAATTGTCATTTCCATCAGTGGGCCTTCAGGTAATCCATTCGGTTGAATTTGTTGGCGTAGCGGCGGCTTTTGATATCGTCTGCCGGGATACGAATCCCCACGTAACTCGACGTGTTATCCAAACGATTCTTTTCCGTTTCAACTACCCGGCCCTTGTCATCAACGCACATCAGCAGGGGTTCCAGCTGATCTTTTCCGTCCTCGGTTTTGTAAACCCGATAACCGTAATAGAGCGTGAATTTATTCTGCTGCGCGTACTTGATCAGTTGGTCGTCATTGGTTGGCAATTTCGGAACGAAGTTACCACGCGGGATAATCGGCAAGCGCAACAGACGGCTGCCCAACTCACGCAAATCCGGATAGTTCTTCGCAAGCCGAATCATTAGGCCGCCACTCAGATATTTTTTACTGGTGGCCGCCAATGCAAGCGTCATTTTCATAAGGTGTAATTCCCAATACTTTGTCGAGAAGGGCGATGATGTTTTTCTTCACTTCGGACAGCGGAGCTTCCGCGTCAACGATTGCCCAAGTGTCGTCCATCAAATCGTAATACGTGTCCCGAACATTACGGAAATATTCGATTGGTTTCTTTTCGAATTCATCGAGTTCAATTCCTTGGGCCGTGCGCGAATCGTGCATACGCTTCATGCTGACTTCAGGCGGCAGGTCGAGGAAGATCGTCAAATCCGGTTTACGCAAATGAGGCAGTGCCAATTCATGCACTGCTTTCGTGTGTTCGTATGTCTGCCCCTGATAAGCAAGGGCCGATCCGTAATAGCGTTCGCTGAAAACGTTAATGCCGCTTTCGAGCTTTGGAATAATCATTTGTTCCGTGTGTTCACAGCGTGCCGCGTAGGACAGAAGCGCCTGACAAATCGGCGGCACTTTCCCTTCCCATTTCAACATGTGTTCGCGAATCGGTTCGGCAAATTCAGTACCGCCCGGCTCACGCGTAAATGCAAACGGTATGCTGCGCCGTCGCACGTACTCGGTGATATAGGTGGTCGCAGTCCCTTTACCAGCGGCCTCGATTGATTCCAATACGATGAATTTCCCGATCATTTCAAAAACACCCGCTGCGTTCTGGTAATGGTGTGCTTAGCGTCACCCGCGAGCCAAGCAAGTTTACGGTACATGCGATATTTTGCGGTGATTGCAACCTGTCGATGCTTTGCCTTTTGGCTACAGGAAATGCGCCCGGTGGTTTCGCTCAGAACGTAAATGCCCACACCCTCTGCTTTCAGTTCTGCGCGAATTTCCGGATAGCAACGCGATTGGGTAATTGACGGTGCAAACAAAAAGTACATCTTGTTCACGTGTGGCAGATAGTCGCGCCATTTCTTATCAGCACGGAAATCAGCCAAGCAGCTTTTGATTTCAACCCCATGGAAATTGCCGGGATAGTCGATAACCAATGCATCCAGTCGCGACCGGCCCCACGGCACTACGCCCACTTCTTTGTGAACGCTGCAAGTCTTCTTCACGTAGTAATAAGTCAGTGCCTGCATAAGCGCGCTGGTGATATCGCCGCGTGACATTTTTACCGAAGTCTCTTTGCTTTCCACCGATTTATCATATGCTTTTTTCGCACGTGATTGTTTCGTACTGGTACGTCGTTTGCGCTTTGTGTAAGCCACCGTCAATCCCCTTGGTCACGCAATAAGTTTCATGATCTTGGCGTATTCTGCAAGCACGCCTTTGTGATCGTATTTCTTGATGAATGCCATCATCGCATCCACATATTGTTGGTACGTGAAACGATCCGCATACGCTGCGCGAATATCGTTCAAATAATTCACCACGTCGGCGTCGTCAATCGCGTTACGGTTCATGCGGCCAACCAGCGCCGAGAACTTCTTGTCGATTTGCGAACTCAACATCTTGCCCGGAAATTTCATCCATTTCGCACGCAGCACCATTCGGTCGTCGGTGTAACTGCGCATGGATTTGTAGAACGTGTCGAGTGGCAACGCGTAAAGATCCGGCACTTCTTTGTAATCTGGCAATTCAACGTGAATCGACGGACGCAAATAAGTGGTGTACAGAACCTCGGCATTCTTCAGGTCGATATCACCCGAGAATTTCTTTTTCAACGTCGAATCCGTGAATGTTTTCGTGGATTTGATGTGATTGCCGTGTGTGACGTTCCGGTCTTTGGTGTGGATCAGCTTGATTGTGTACTCTGAATGAGGGTTCAGGTCTTTCAGCTGGGCCGCCAGACGCTCTGTGTCGTCCTCGTTAAGTGTGCTGGCTGTGTACCACGAATTCCACGATGCAACGCGTTGGCCCTGCATTTCCAGCGCCACAATCGCGTAAAATTCCTCGGTCGCGTGACGTTGGAATTCTTCGTGTGTTGCGGCCAGCAGAATGTGGAAACCTTTCGCGTTCATGCGGCGCATTTCTTCTTGGAAGATTGGGCCGTGGTCGTCGTGCAAATGATCCTTTGCAGATTTCGGATCGACCTTGTGAAGTTTGTAACCCTTCGCAAAGTTTTTCAGGTGAATCATTTCGTGCGCGACGGTGTTCGTGAAAAGCACACGGTCAACCATCGAGCTTTCGTTGATCAGGAACGTGTAAACCGGTTTCCCTTTCAGCCATTCAAGTTGCGCCATTCCCCACACAGAACTTTTCGTGGTCTTGCGGAATTTCACAACCGGGCATTCGTTGTTGAAATAGGTGTTGTTCAAATAATCGTAAAGCAACGGCACCATTTCGAACTTCGGTTTGAACAGCAGATACGGCGGGTTATCCGGATCGACTTCGACGCTCAAAAGCTCATCGCTCATATTGTGCAGCGCGTTGCCTTCTTTCAAGGTCAGTTTGAAAATGATTTCTGGTTCTGCTTCGTGCTGCACCACATAAACTTCACCGTGGCGGTACATGGTAAACCGATCACCCTGTACCAGATGCAAATCGTATTCGTCGTTGGCTGCGCCGTATTCGATATCACGCTCAGCCATATAGCGATAGTTGGCCATTTATTTTAAATCCGTGTTTTTGACGATGTAGGTAATCCGAACAGAATTCCGAAGAAAACTATTCAAAACCTCTTCCTCGGTTAGGCCGCGTGGCAATCCGTAGGCCGCTGGATCAGTGATATACAAATACGCATTGATCGACAGCGGATAACCGATTGTGATATCGCGAAATTCCACGTACTGGTGCAGCTGCTGACCGATTGTTAGGTCGGGATGCGCGAATTCGTAATCGTGTGCCAGCAAAAGAAACTGCGGCATTGGGAATCCGTAATGCACCCGCTCATGGGCCACCAAAATATCTTGGGTCAGGCGCTGCGCCAAACTGGAAAGTCCGGTAACGCACGCGGATTCTCCTACTTCGTTTATTTCTGGCTTTGGTGTATCTGGTCGTTTGCCTGCATTGGGAATATCCGAGGACACGACCGTAAATATTGGGCTGGGGCCGTATTCACACCCCATCGACTTTTTCTTCTTCGTCGAGGCCGATATGCAATCGAATTTCTGCAACGGATTTTTCCATTGCTTTTAGGCGGTCGTCGATTTCGTGAAACGCTTCGACAAATACGCCAGCCATCGAGCCATAGAACACGGCCAGTTTGCCATCCGATGTGTTGGTGACAGATTCGGGCAGAACCTGTTTTACTTCCTGCGCAATCAGGCCGGTGAACAGGCGACTGCCAGTGCCCACTTTCTTGAAACGATAACCATACATGCGGCGAATGATTTTCAACGCGCCTTCAATACGTGTGATTTCGGTTTTCAGTGTGCGATCAGACGACAGCGCCACTTCGGTTTTGCAAACCATTTGACCGATTTCAGTATTGATTTCAACGGTGTTTTCCGTACCGTTGTTAAACGTCAACATGCCACGCGGTTCCGGGTCATCCGGCGCTTGCGGAGTCATGCGTGTCATTTGCAGATTGCCGTCGTGTGTTTCCATTTTCAACGTGTCGTTGAAATTGATGGTGCCGAATTCGTTCGCTTTGATTTCGCCTTCCAGCGGGCCGCCAGCAATTGGAATGTAATCCCCTTTGCCGCCAAGACTGGCTTCAATCCAACCGACGTTAGTGATTGGCAGGCCGTGGCCCAATTCCCAGTTGGTAATTCCAGACGGTTCAATTACGCGAACCATCATGCCCTGTTTACGTGCTTGCAGCGGAATTGCGTCCCGCTCTGTGATACTCGATACAATTCGGAAACCGCCGCGAAGGTCAGTGTCCACCAACAGAAAAAAGTCACCGGTTTTTGCAAACCGTTGCGAAATATTAGTCGCCACTGTCGCCTCCAATGAACAACACCCTTACTTCGCCGGATTGAGGTTCGAGGAATTTAATCTCGATATTCTCCCCGACTTCTTGGATGCTATCCGGATAAATGATTTGCTTCGTTTGATCGAAACATTGAACAATGTAATCAGGAGAACGAACAGGGATCAACACTTCCAATACGTCGGTTATTTGCGCCTTCGTAATCGTGGCGTAGCTCTGAACGTCCACCAGCCGAGCGCCATGGTTTGGCTGCGTTGGCTTTTCCTCAATTGTAATGCCTGCCCCAAGCACACGTGGTTCGAATAGTTTAGTCATAAACTTACCATTAAATTAGCGGGAAAACACAAAAACCCACGATTAAGTGGGTTATTTCATATAGGTCGATGGATCATCAGAAAGGTAACGCCCAACTGCACGCGTCATTTTCTTTTTATTCTCTGGTGGTATTGGTTCTTTGATCCAACGAATGCCATGCGGATCACCACGGCGATTCCCGGCCAGCAATTCACCGGAAAGGAATGTGCGCGTATATTCAGTCGAGGCCATTACGGAATCTCCGCTGCTTTGCGATCCGCGTATTCGTCCATTGCTTTGATTACCGCGTCACCTAACGGAACCAATGTTTTTGCAATGCAAACCAATGCGGAACTATCGAGGATTACCGACGACGCATCAGTGGCGTTATCGTAAATGAATGTCGCGTCACCGATGTATTCAGCCGGGGGCGGGAGAATGGTTCCTGCCGCAAGACTATCGGTGCCAGAACCACACACGATTTTGAAGTAATAGATCGGTTTGTCCAGTACGCGATTTTCAGGAGGTAATCCGTTAAACCATTCGCGCACCTTTGCCATTGCGTATTGCTCGAATGTCTGCGGCGTGTACTGCTGCAATGGATTAACCGCCACAATCTGCGCGATTGCATGAGCCTTGCCACTGAAGAGCGGACGTTGTGCCCAACTGGCATTGGTCAGCGCATTCAGTAACTGATATTCGGTTTTATCCGCTTGGCAATAAACGGCCATACCGATACGGCGGGCACTAAGCGGAATATTGTTGCGAGCGGCGAGGGTTGAAACGCTGCGATAACCGCCGGCTAGATCGGTATCTTCCAGCAGATAAGTATCGCCCGTGCGCGTAAACCGTGAAGCAATTGGTGTTGGCATTTGGGTAGACCTCAGTTCGTATCGGAACGGGAGGATTGAATTTTGTGGTTGCCGCCGACTTTTTCATCACGGTTGCGACCGACTGTTAGCTGGTCATTGCCCATGACTTTAACGGTGCGATTGCCGCCGATTTCCAGTGTGTAATTACCCGTAATCTTTTCGAACTTATTGCCTGCCCCTTTGCTCACACCGCCAGCAGACTTGGCCTGCACTTCGTTGATTTTGCTGTTGGAAGCATTCGTCAAATAGCCGGGTACATCACCTTTCGATCCGGTAATGATTTCGGTGCAGGAACCCACAATCGTTTTGCTGTAATCACCGAGGAAAACAAAGTGCGCATCGCCCGGATTGGTCACAAATACTTCGTTGGTTTTCTTGTCGGCAATAATGGCGCAACCATTCTCCAATTCCATTACAACGCGGAACGGATAATTGACTTTCGCCAATGAGGAAACGGTCTTTTTGTCACCGGGATAAGGGGCCAGTTCTGGCTTGTGTGGATCACCTTTTGGAAAGCGAATCCCAACCTTTGCACCGATTGGCGGAATGCTCACGAAACCGGAACGCGTAGGCTGATCGTCGTTCGTTGTGTAGTCCTGATTCATCGGCAATGCCCACGGCAAATGCGTATCAGGAATTACGTCCGGAAATATACCGGGAACACGCACACGCACACGGCTGGCCTGTCGAGGATCGTCGTTATCAACCACAACGCCCGCGTGGATGATTTTCGAATCAAGGCCCTGACGTTGCAAATGCTTTGTCGAGTTAAGCGGTGAACCTGCCATTACGGTTGATTCCCGGTTGCTGCACACCAAATCATTTTGACGCGCAATTCAATTGGTGCGTGCATCATGTTGTAGTAATAATGCGTGGCCGCGTCCGGGTGTTCAGGATCAATACGGCGATAAGTGAGGTCGGCAATTGTGCCGCTCATGTAATCCACATATTCACGACGCTGTTTGTTATTCAGCGCAGCTTCACAGAGATAAGCCAGTTCGTGATCGACCATCGGATAGCTGTTGGAAACACCACACAAATCCGTCAGGAATTTCAGCTTTTCTTCAGAAGAGTATTCGTCCCACATATTCGGCTCCAGAAACGAAAAAACCGCGCCGTGCAATTGCTCACAGGGCGCGGTTGGGTTGTACCACCTTTGCCTAAGCGAAGGGAGAATCGAGGGAAAGTTCCACATATCATTATTGGTCAAGTGGGCAATGGCTATCATGTACCGGCCAGCTAAGCCTTAGAGCCATCACCCGATCCCCAACCATTCGGTCTGGCTAGTGTCGAACTTTCCTCGGTTCCTTGTACTGTATTTACAGTTTTTGACTGCTATCCCTAAATTACAAACGAGTGCGCGAACGCTTTGCGCCAGCGCCGGTTTTGGCGTCACGCCCTCGAAGCATTTTAACGATCTTTTCGTTTTGACGTTCGTTCGCCAGCTTTTGGTTTGGCAGATGGCGTTTCTTGCCGTCGTGCGTATAACCATAGGCTTCGGACATTTCGCCAAATTCGCGATTCGCCAAACCAACGATTTGACCGTTATTACGGGCCAATACATCGGAATGGGTATTATCGAGATTGTGGTTGTAAATGGATTGCGCCTGCGCACGGAATGCTTCAAACAAACCGGGATTAGTGCGCGCCATATGCATCAATTGCTGGTCGTAGCTGGATGCAGTAGAAGCGAAACCGCCACCACCCATGCCGCCACCGCCGCCCATATCACCAGCGTCATCAATGCCGTATTTCTTTTTCAGGTCTTTGATTTTCTTCTGGTATTGATAAAGCGATTCTTGCGCCAACAAATCCGAATCTTGCCCGGCCAACAAACGGTCGAGGTTCAGGCCGCCAGCCGCTGCCATAACGCGCAGTGGAACCGGTACGCCTTTATCGGACATTGCTTGCAGCATATCCATGTATTGCTGATCGCCTTCAGGCTGCAAAGTCTTTTCCCAATGGATCGTCGGAATCAAAAGACGGGTGCCGTCGTTGAGTCGTTCGAAACTGCCCATCGGATCGAGTTTATCCAGCGAGTTACCGCGAGTAATCAATTTCCCGTCGCGGTTCAGGGTGTAGCCTTTCAACGCGGAAATCATGGGGAAAATGCGGCTGTACAAAGTCTTGCGAGTCAGCCAATCACGTTCGGTACGAATTGCGTCGATAAAGAAACTGGTCGAAGTATCACCATTCGCATAAGTCGCGTCACCCGAAAGGAAGGCATCGGAAATACCGAGTGCTTTCATTTTAATCGAGTCGATTGCGTCTTTGTTATCGAAGATTGTCCAACCGCCTTGTGGATCGCGAATTTCTTCCGTGGAAATACCACCACGTGTCGCAACCACTGCGCCAACTGGGTCAGCGTCGGCGTTCATAAACATATCCATCACGGCCTGCATGTCGGCCAGTGTTGGTTCCCATTCGCCAGCACCGTCAAGCGTTACGTGGAGAATACCTTTTTGACGCATTGCACTTCGAACCAACGTGCCACGGAAAAGGTTTTTCTCCAGCAAATACCACGGCATGATTCGGCGGTAATAACTGGTGCCGGTCGAAGAAGAACCTGAACGACGCGGAACATAAACGGTGGATTTCTGATCGAGTTCCAGCGCTTCGTTCGAAAGCTGTTTCATTACGTCGGCACCGAGGAATTCACGCAGTGCTTTTACGCGTGGACTGTCGGAAGCCATGGTCGCCCGGATGTATTCGGGAAACGCTACGGTGATCAGCGGATCGGTGCCGTGGAAAGGCAACATGTCGATCTTTGTGTTTTCGTAAGCGTGCGGCATGATGCGCGAGAACACTTGCGATTTTTCGTTGTACAAAAGCGATCCGATGAAACCGCCTTTTACGTTGTAGTCGATTGCCACGTCAGGCATCAGGTTGCGGATATCCAGACGATCCACGTTTTCCATGAAATCATCCATGACCTTGCGATCCATGATTCCGGAAATGGTGAAGTCGGAGAACATCAGCTGCGATTTGATATCGACAATCGAACCGCCGATGGAATCGTTGTAATACATGTCCGTGTAAATCCGCATGACCAGTTTTTTCTGTTCAAGGTCTTCGGAAAACACGATATCTTTCAGCATCGGATCAATGTCGATTTCAATCGGCATCTGCGACATTTGAGCGTTGCCGCCCGAGCCTGCGGTTGCCAGATAATCGTCGATCTTTTGCTGATCAGTTTTTGGGTAATATTGCTTCGACGTACCCATGGACTGCGGACTGCGATTTTGTGGCGACTGCGCAATCGGTGCGCGATTCGTTTTTCTCAGCTTCATTTTTCTTTTGTCCATAGAGGTTTATTGGATGCGTAGATAACAACGACGTTATCCTGCTTATTATCGTGCCACATCCCTTCACGCAGTACGGTGCATGCGTTGCGCATTGGGCGCAGGTCAATCACCCACTCTGGACAGGAAGCATCCTGATTATTCGAGCCATCCGATTTCCGAAGGTCGATGTTTACCAGCCCCCGATAAAAGAACAGTTCTTTTTCTTTCCGGTGATCAATGTAGAACTGCTGCCACATGCTGCGGCCTTGTGGCGTGCTGGAAAGATCGGTACGGATTGAATCGTAATGACGCAGGAAGTAATGGCGCATCACGTGACGTGCAAGGCCCGACAACTTTGGAGACTGTCGAACCTCAACCTGCACCACACGATTTCCGAAGTATTGATTTTCCGCCAGTTTGTAATAGCAGGAATAAACGCAATCATCGCCTTTGAACAGGACAACCAAACGACAGCCGGACAGGCCCGCAATATAACGGTCTGTGCCCACATAAAGTTTGTACCCGATCCCCTCATAAACAAACGGGCCATTTTCCTGAAGGTCGCCGTCTGCAATCATCTGCAAATAACGACCTTCGTCTTCTTTGATCGGTTCGACCAGTGCATCGGCTAGGATTGGCATTTTCTTCCTACATAAAATGAAGTGCGGATTTCTTGATCATATCCATGATCAGTTCACGGTCGTGCTTGTAATCCTTCAAACCTTTTTCCGAGAACGGATATTCGTCGGCAATGGACAGGAACGATTTCGCGGCGGTGTTAAACGAACGCTTGTCGTAGGATACCAACGAATTGTTTTTCAACGATTTCAGCAGCGCAAACACATCTGCTTCACTGTTGATTTTGCCAGACTTGAGGATGTTGTAAACGTGGGTAGCCGGTGGTTTGTTATCGACGTGGTGATCCTCGAACGAACCTTCCTCCGAACCCATCCAGTTATCGAGTGCGCCACGTGGAACTTTCAGCTGAACAACGCCCGGTTTTGCAGCCGGTTTTTTCGCTGCTGCTTTAGGTTTCTTTACAGATTTCTCAGCGACCGGTTTATTTTTCTCAGCCGGATTTTCCAGCATAACGCTTGGGCTGGTTTTCTCCACGTCATACGGCGGCTGATCGAAGTTGTTCCCCAGTTTGTATTGAGGCTTCACGTATTTAATTCGGTAGATAAAGAAACGGCCACGTGATTCAGCGGCTTCCATTTCTTCGTATTCGCGCTTGGTCACATTCTCGTAGGCCCACGAAGCCCCGTTGTGGAATGCAACGTACAGAACTTTTCGTTTTTTGTCATAGATAACGGTGTTGAGGTTGGAACTATCAACCTGCATCCGAACCCAACCATCGGGCAATTCGGTTACGGGTTTATCCATACCACCGACGCCCGCTTTGACTTCCACGCGCTTGATCTTTCCAGACCAGCCTTTGGAATGCGTAACGATCCGCATGTATTCCTGTTCATTCAGAGAGAACTGAATTTCAGGACTGTTTTTGTGTACGACGAAAATACCGTGGGCACGTTTCTTTACGCCGTAAATATTTCCGGGGTGAAGTTCCAGCACGTAATCTTCGTTGTGGCGATCCTGATCGAAAACCAGTTCCGCCGCTTTTTCGTCATACTGAAACCATTTGAACTGGGTCAGGATTAGCGACATTGGGGGATTCCTCGAAAAACTTTGGATGCAGAGTTTTAATCATATCGTCACCAGCAAAAAGAAGTGAACAGCGCCCTAAATAGAGCGCCGCTTTTTTTTTTAACGACCGCGACCAGAACTCATAATCATGAGTGGTGCGCCGTTTTGTGTGGTCAGGCCCCCGCCACCATTACCAACCGATCCACCACCGCCAGCGCCGAGCTTCGAAGCAGCCAAAGCATTCGGTCGTGCGAGAGTCATATTCATCGGTTCTGCCATAAGCATTCCGACATATTCCTCTTCCATTAATCCCCACAACAGCAGGGCCATGGCGCGCCAGTTATCATCGGTATACCCGTCGCCTTTACCAACGCCTTTAAGCTGGTCGCGAATGGTGAACATCTGTTTAAACAAATGCGCTACAGGTTTTTCGTGGTAGAAATCACGATAGTTCGAATCGAGTGCGTCGATCAAAGTATTCACCTTGATTTCGGACTTGGGCATAATAATCTGGCCCTGTTCCATTCGCGTCCGCACGCCCACCATGTCCACGTATTTCAAACTGTATTGCTTTGCGACAAAACTCGGCGTGTCGTCGCTCGCTTCCGGATCGCCCATGTCGAGTTCTGCATCACTCAAAAACGTGCGTGAGTTCCAGCGGTCAGCCAGCAACACTTTCACGTTTCGCGCCTGCATAATCGGCAGTATGACTTCCGAATAAACCTTCGAGAAGTTAATGCGATAGCCCGGCAGCGGAATAATCTCGCACACTAGGTCTACACATAAATTAAAGTCTTCGTCGATTGTTCCGCCGCACATGGAAAAGCTGTTATCTTTTTCCCCGGCGTCGATTGCCAGAATAGACGGCTTGCCGCTCTTCTTGATTTTCTGAATCTGCGCATACATCTGCGACTGGCCGAGACGTTTGCTATTCGTAAAACGAGTAACCAAACGAATCGGGTTTTTCTTTGTCGGATCTTCGCAATCCATGATGAACTTGTGGTTCGCGAGAAACGGGTTTGCAATCAACGGTGGGTTGGCTCCGAAGTTCTTTTCAGCAGATTCCGGATCTTTGCGGTACGCATCAATAATTACTTTGGAATCACGTTTGAAGTTCGGGTTTACTTCCCACGTTGGCCGGTGAATCCCGTAAATGGATTGGGATTCTTTTGCACGTTCCAGCAGCACGTGGATCATATCGTTTTTTGCAGTCGGAGAACTTACGTTCATTGCATAGGCAGACAGCACGTCGTCGAAGCCACGACTAATAAGCGCATCAGCTGCACCGCGCACGGTAAGCAAACTGTTCGCCAATGCGTCGTAAACTTCGTAGGCGTTGATTTTCACTTTCCCCGAATCCTTTTCGGCATCGAAGTAAGCGATTTCATCTATCGAGAAAAATACGCGTGTCCGTCCACGCATTACCCGCTTGTCTGGCCCCATCGGGTGATACTGCAAACCACGAACACGGTAATCGACAAACGTATCTGTGAGTTTGAACAGACGTTCGCCGTAAACGTTTTCGTAATGCTTGAGCATGCCGTGGTATTGCTTGAACCAATTGGACTCAATGAGAGCGCCATAGAACGGCGTCCACAAAGTATCCTTTGCCTGCGTGTAGGTCAGGGCCGCAAACGTCCCTTGCAGCATCGTGGTACGCGACAGGCCGTAGAACTGCGCAGGTTTTTGCAGCTTCAGCAATCGGTGCAGGTGGTAGGGCGCTAGATACGTGCCCACGGTGTGAGATTTGCCGGAGTTGTGCGACAGAAAACCCGCCGTGATGAACTGGTGGGTTTCGGGAAGGGTAAAGTCGTAGGTTGGCATCGAACCGAATTCTGTTACATCGGTGATGCTATCGGTAAATGTACCAGCGGCCCAAGAATCTTTTTTCAGATTTTCGAACGTGGTGGTTTCGAGTTGAATTGCTGGGCCGTCAATCGAGTGAGGATAACCAGCATTCAGAAGAAGTGCGCTAACGTCGCGTAGGGCACTGGTGCCCACAAGTACGCGCCGCGCTTCGCGGAAGAGGCCTTGCAGAAATCCGATTACATCCTGTTCGCGTGCTGTGCGAACTTGCAGAGGAAGAACCGTATTGAAGAAATTGCAACCCGCTGCGTAGGCGTTGGGCAAAACACCTTGGCCGAAACATCGCTGGCCGTAGTGCATTTCGAGTTTCGTTCCCGGCTCCAAATCCTCGATCCGCTCGAAACCGTTTTCGGTCATGATCGGATGGTCGTTTGTGCCAGTAACACAGAAACCACGTGCAGTATTTACCGAATAAACCATTTCTGGCTCAGCAGCAAAATAATGCGACGTGGTTTCGAATTTAGAGCCGTTGTGAATCGGTGTTTCGAACTTGGTAAATCCGATTGGCGCATCCGGATAAACTTCGTCGATATGCAGCAAGCCATGCTGTGACAGAACCGGCGTCGATCCAATCACACAACGTTGCCCGGCGTTGATCGCCAGTTCGTTGTAATACGGCATCAGCCCTGCGGTGACTGCTTCGGAGCGTCCACGGTGGCAATGAGGACACACGCCCTCTTCCAGAATCGCGACTTTCCGTTCGAGCTTCGAATACGTGTCGTCAACTTTGTGGTCATGCAACAACCACTGCATATCCGAACACGAATAACACACATCGTTAAATCCGATCAGGCCCCAAATCAACTGTTCTAGGAACGGACGCTCATCACCGATGGTGCCGAATTGATCTTGTGTGACCCACTCGTAAAAGTTTTTGGCGACAGGCAAATCCCCGTCGTCGATTTTCATGTCCTTCGGGATTACAACTTTCGAATCCATCAATTCGCGAATGGTTTTCGAAATATTGATTTCCGAATCCACATCCAGACTTGTGATCATGGATGCAGCGGACTTGCCCATGTGTTCGATATCGTCGTGGGCGGGCACCCGTCCGTGTTCCTTCAAATTCAGAAGGTAATCGAACGGGTTTTCCTGCTGGACGACAATGCGTTTGTCAGGGACTAATACGCCCCCTTTCGACTTCTTCATTTTCATTGTCGGCGTGTTCCTCTAACGCCCCACATCGTTGACGGATGTTCGGCGGGGTTTTGCGAAGTCTGTTGCTCTTTTGTGAGTACGCGTGCATAAAGTTCCTTAGCCTGTTCAAATCCCTTGCGTGCAGCCACACCCGCGTCGTGCTTATCGAGCGCGTGGACAGTTTTTTCAGCAAGGAATGCAGTGACTTTTTCGATATAAGATTCTTGCTGCGCACTCGTTAAAGAAGTGGCGCGCACCATAGTTGAAAGAGCGTCGAGACGCGACAGTGGAACAAAGGCCTGTAGAAGCGCCAAGTCCATGTCGAGTTCGATATCGAGGCCGGTGCTTAACGCGGCCTCAACATATTCCGCCGCATCGTGCAAAGCACTAAGAGACGCGGCGTTTTTATAGAAGAGTTTTTTGTAGCGTTCCAGTTCCCGCGAAGTTTCCGCGTTGAAATCCACTAATTCAGAATCGGGAACCTCGAACTCGTTCATTGCGAGCGGAGATTCTTTGTCTTCGTAGTAGTGGATATTTTCGTGTTTGGTGCGGGGAAAATCTTGGGGAACGTCCATGGCAATTGCGTCTGCATAACGCCATGGCGGGATGGTCGGGTCTGCACGGAAAACTCCGTTAGGCACCGGGCGATGTTCGACGTGGAAAACGCGCTTCGTTGGAAATGCGTCGTTCTGCCCCACGCGGGTATTGCCTGCAACAATGTCGATGTGTTCGCTGCGCGTCAGTTTATCAAGAGAGCGCGGCAGGCCCATCATCATACCGGACAAGTTTGGTTCCGGATTTAAGTTTTTTCTTTTTGCTTGGGTTGAGTTCTTCTTTGAGAGACTTGGTTCCTTTCTTCTTGAGCTTTTTGGGCTTTTCTTCGGAGTCGTCTTTGGACTTGGATTTGAGTTTCTTTTTCCCGTCTCCGAGTTTCTTTTTCGGTTTGTCGTCTTCTTCAAACTCAAGGTTTCCTCCACCCGTGCCGCCGTTCTGTTGGCCGGGGTTAAAGACGGTCATAATGTCGAACCGCTCTTCGAGGTCGTACCCGAAGTTTGTTTCGCCGTCCCGGTCTTTCGATACGAACATTGGAATCAAACGCACTTCGCGTTGTTCTGGTCGGCTGTAGTTCCACTGGATAACAACGTCCGCGTGTTCCTTCATACCTTTCGAATAACGCATGCTTTCTTTTTCATCATCCAACTGTGCGAGCAGGATAACGAGGGCACCGGTTTCCTGCGTGTAATTCTTCGCGATCCGCGCAGCATCCATCAGCGATTTCCACTGATCTTTGCCGGAGTCTTCGTTAAGCAAACCGATGTAGTCGATCACGATTACTTTGTAGCCGAACGGCTTCGCAAGTTGCAAAGTTTCCGCCATGGACAAACCGCCTTTCGGGCAGTGGATCGTCTGGTGGATACCATGCTTTTCGCCGTGCTTCGCGAGGTTCTTTTCTACCTTGCGAATTTTGCGTTTGTCGTCCTCGGTCAAGATTGCATGCTTGAACCGTTTGAGCGGAATACCCGTTAGGTGGGAATACATCCGCTGCGTTTCTTGAATCTCCTGCATTTCGAGGGAGACACGGAAAACGCTAAGCCGCTCATTCAAAAACATGTGCAGCGCAATGTTCATCGCTACAGTCGATTTACCACCGGAAGTTGTAGCGGCCAGAAACACCACACCACTATCCGGAAATCCGCCGTTGGCTACGTCGTATGCAGTCATGCCCGTTTTAATTCGGGGCATGGTTTCGTTACGACAAATCCGGTCGGTTACTTCTCTACTGTTTGCATCTTTACCAAAACGCAGGAAAGAAACGTCTTGGTGTTTTGCGGCGGTGGCTTTCGTAATGTTCTGCTGGACGTGGTTTAGAAGGTTGTCGGCATCAACTGCTGTACCTTCCAGCGATTCATAAATAAGATTCGCAACGTCTCGCATGACTCGAATTTTTCGGAACTCTTCAAGAGTCTCGAACGTCTCCCGCATCTGCGATTTCTTGGCGCAAGGTTTTTCCTTGGTTTCTGCCAAGATATCGCGAATGTCTTCGTCAAGGCTTGGGTCTTCTACCAGACTTTTCCAGCTGACAATTTGGAAACGCTTCCGGGCCAGTGATGTGATTCGCTCGAAGGCTTGTCGCATCACCGGCGTGTGGAAATGATCTTTGTTGAGTTTGCCGAGCCACAGTGTTCGCTGTTCTTCATTTAACTTTTTGGTCGTTACCGTTAGCAACGCCCGGAGTTCAGCGGTTTGACTGTGAATCTGCATAGTTTACCTACTACGACGCCACGGCGACGGCCCCAAGTTGTTTTAAGTATTTTCTCCATAGCGGGACACTACGGCGCTTACGATTGACGTGGAATACATCACCCTCGGCTTGTGGTACGGGATGAATCCCGATCACATCGAAATATTTCAGCGAGGCCAATGCACAGTCAAACTCGACGCGTGTCACGTTGTAGCACGTGCGCTTCAGATCATTAAAAAGGCGCACGTCTGTTTGGTTTGGTTGCAGCTTGATCAAGTTGTAAAGCTCTTTCATGATCAAGCGCTTATAAGTAATCGGAGCATCCACTTTCCACAGGGTCAGCGCATCTGCTTCCATGTCCTTGAGGTGGACTTTAACATCCATTAAGCCAACTCCTTATGTGCTGTCAGTACACCACCGATGTATTGAACAAAGCGCATAAACGCTTCCCGGTAAACGCCCACGTATTGAGCGAGTGTATTCAGGAACGTCTGGTGCGGCACACGACGTTGGTAGTCGGTATGGTCTGTGCCACGCCCAAGTTTATTATTGCGCTTCAGGAACCGCGTAAAATTGTCGTCGATTGCGCCGCTCAAGATTTCGAGAGTTTTCAATTTGCGGCCACTGAATTTTGCCATCAGGCGGCTCATCAAAATCGACGATTCAATATTAGGCGTAGAGTCCTCGGTTTGAGAACCCATCAGCATGTCGTATTCGGATTCACCCTCTTCACCAGTGTGAGTCTGATTTTCCGAACGACAAATAACTTCATACTTCGTGCCGCCGAAACCATCGCTACCCGCTGCGACCATACGGCCACGTTTGCCGGTCGTGTGTTTCTCGACCATGTTCAGCGTTTCGTTCGACGCCGAGCGGCGCAGGTAATTGACGATGTAGGCTTCTGGCTGCTTTGTCGGAATCAGCGAGTGGTAAGCGCGCAGGACTTTGCAAGTCAGGTCGCCGTTGAAATCGTTGTTCGATCCGTTGTCGGACTTCACCACGAAACTCAACTTTTTCCGCACACGGGATTTAATGTGACGGGTCGCTTTATCCAGCAGGTCATCAAAGGCTTTCTTGTCCCGGCGCATCGACTGAATCGAAACGTCACGGGCACACAGGCCACGGCTAATCGCGTAGGCCTTCACGTTTGCTTTGGCAGAGCGGCGCGAAAAGAAGTTACGGAATATCGCAATGTCTTCCGCGTTCAAATACGCTTGGAGCTTGTTGTACGCATCAGCATTATTTGGAACAAGGGCGAGAAACAAAGCCGCATACTTCACGTTGACCGTGAGATAGCTTTTCTCCATGAGGCCGAGTCGCACGTCTTTTCCGCTCATACCCGTAGGGGTCAGGTCGATGGTTTTGACATTGCGCTGGAAATCGAAAGCAGAGTTCACGCCGGACAAACAGAGAATACATTCCTCGATCAAACGTTGCCCGTCATGGGACTGAGGATCAATTCCGATTTGAGTGATGTATTTGCCCAGCATTATTCTGCACCCCCACGCACGTTACGAACTTTAACCCCGGAATTACGCGATTTCTTCTTCGGCGCTTCGTCGTCATCGCCGCCTTTGTCACGCTTAACATCGCGCTCCACAAAGTTTGCGGCTTGACCGTCCACGTCGTACCCGGCAGCTGCATCAGCCACCAGTGTAATAAGATCAGGCAGGCCTTTAGAGCGGCCTTTGCGAACACCATTCGAAGAGAACACATCGTCAATCGTCGAAACGCCGATTCCGTCTTTTGCCATTTTATCGGCAATATCAGAAATCCCGAGATTGAATTCCTCTTCGTGACGCCAGCGCCGAGAAATCAGAGTAGTTGCATCAGGGTCGAGCAATGCACCTTTCGCCATCATGCTGTCATACATGGTTTGAAATTCGGCTTCGGTGTGAATTACCGGGCGGCAATGCGGCCCGTAAGTCAGGACGCAACGGCCATCGGCGCTCATCAGTTTGTATTGCTGTGAAGTCGCGTACATGACATACGCTTGCATGAAATTGGAAATGTAATTGCGATTTGCTGCGCCGCGAAAACGCACATAAACTTTCTGCATGAAAACCATGCCTTGGTCGCGGGTTGCTGGTTCGTTAAACATCAGCACACCCAATGCACGCAATGCTTTGGCGTCGATGCTACCGATCAGGTTTGCGAGTTCTGCAATCTTGCTATCGCCTAGCGCCCCGACAGGGCGAGTATTTGGCGAGAACTTAGGACAAATGCTGGATGCTTCGGTTTTTGGTTCCCGGTTTTTTACCGATTCCTTTGCCGATACATTCCCTTTTTCCGTCGCACTTTTCTTGGTCAGATTACCCTTCGGAACCACCCCACATGGAACCGTATTTCCTTCGACCAGTACGTCGTCTTGTAGGCCGCTGCAATCACCACAGGTCGGGCTTACTTCGCGAAGTGCCTTTGTTACCCGTGCTTTGATCCCTGATTGAACGCTCATTATCCAAGTAGCCCCTATTTCTTAAAAGTTCACTAAGTGCTAGCACCATCGCTTTCTCTAGCGATGATACGTTGCTGTCCGATTTGAACAGTTGCAGTGCTGTGTGCAACGCAGGGGACGCTTTAAACTGCATGACGTACTGTTTACCCACAACAGCTTCGTCAGACAGAATCGCCTCTACCAGTATTTTTAACCACTGGCCCGCATTGTGTTCCATGATCGGCGTTGCCCAGTATTTTTTCTGGTTAACTCGACCTGTTTTTATCCTGCATACGATAGCCAACGCATGCGCGTGCAGGAGGTTGTGACATTGGGCACATAAGGGAATTTGCAGGCTGTTCTTGCCGCCCATTGATTGCGGAATCGTATGGTGCCAGTGCAATAGCGACTGGTACTTCTCGCAAATCGTGCAATCTCCCTCACTGTACTTTTCTGTCACTTACCGCCACGGTGTTTGAGGATTGACGCGTCAATCAACTTTTGCGTAGCAGCCGGGGTTTTGCCGTGAGACAACTTCGGTGCTTCGATGTTGTGGCGCGGAATATCCCATTGCACTTTCGTGTTGGTCAGGGTGTTGGCAAGTTTCTTACGAACTTTTTCCTCAACCAGCCAAACGAGCGCGATGTGCTGATTGTTTGGATTACGCACAACGGTATCAGAAGCAACCGCGAATGCCGTGCCAGAATGGCGCGCCGTTTCGTTAATGTGCCCAACAATCTCATGGATCTTTGCTTCGAGTTCGTTATTGTTATTTACAGTTTTCATCTTCTGGCCGTCACGGGTCAGTCGAATCGAACCTTTAACGCCAACGCGGTCGAGGTCAATGCACAGCAGCAATTGGTTTTCCAGAACGATAAAGTGATCACCTACGCGAGTCACTTTAAGCCCGGCGTTTTCCAAACGGGTTGGATTTTTGTAAACGCCAATGTCCTGAAAGACCGGAACAACCGGATAGTAGATCGGGGCGAATGCGTGTTTCAGAGTACGCGGCAAACGACGCGAAAGTTCTTTGTACGATTCGGAAAGGGAAGCCAAATCATCGTCGTGTTTCTTGACCAGTTCACGCTTGAGCGCGGCCAGTTTGGTTTTGCCTTTCGGTGTGTTTTCGGTGGCGGCCAGAACTTCGGAATACGTGAGGTCATTCCAAACGCTGTCAGGGTTTTTGACAGGCTTGCCACCGGGTGTTACTTCGCCGGTATAGGGTTGGATAGAGCGGAGTTGCGAAAGGGTAAAATTCTGATCCAGAAAAGATGCAACGTCGTCGAGTGCGTCATTGAGCGGGCGTTTGTTGCCGCCAACGGTGAGCGAACCCGGATCAAACGCTTCAAGGAGGCGATTGATTTCGAACGTGGTGTCTTCGTCGGAAGAATAGTTTTCGCGGATTTGAGTTTTCTCGTCAGCAGTCAGACCGCCGCCAAGCTGCGCATTTAATGCAGCGTGAAGCGTGCCCAAATGATCACGGGAAATACGACGGATCGGCCCCAAAGAGCTGAACACATCGGTGCGCAGGCCTTCCGCAGTTTCTTTGACCAGTTTCCGGATCTTCAGAAGTGTGGATTTGCTGCCCGTAGGGAGGCCACCCTGATTCAACAGGATGGTGGCTTGGTTTGAAATATCATCAAGCCGTTTGGCAATTTCAGATTTTCGTGTAAGCGTGTTTTCAGCCATGCCCTGTTCAAAGAAATTCAGCGCTTTGATCAGGTCGTCAAATTTAGAATGAGCCACTATGTAAATCCCCGATTATAGACGTAGCAAGGGCCTAGAAACTGCCCCGGTAATATAAAATTACCATTCGCTCCTACAGCTTTTCAAGACGCCAGATGATAGCCAATGCTGCTGTCTTTACGCAGAGCTATTCGTGCTTCACCTGAGTTTCGACAATTAGGAATGCGAAGGGCAATAGAGAAATCCGCCTTCGCATAACAATTCATTGCCGCTACGTTTTCTTCGCCTGTGAAAAGCATAATCGGGAAAGCTGCCTTACCATTCCAAATAAGTTTTTCGATTTCCACCAGCATCTTGGTGGCGATGCCTTTGCGTTGGAACTTTTCCAGCACCAGAACATTGTGAATATAAATGCCCTGCTTATTAGCGGTAGCCATGATGTACCCGGCCACTTCCTTTTCCTGCGACTCATCATTCTTATGAGACGCAACCACAAGCACGCTATCTTTGCGTGGGATGTGGTCTGCAATATAACCGATTGAATCTGCGCATCCGTTAGACATTACGAGCAGGCAAGAAAAATCCCCCGCTTCGAATGACTGATAGTCGATATCCATATACCGATCCTTCAAACTGCTGGTTGATTGCATGGCGTTCAGGGAAATGAAACTTCCCATATTCCGTTAGTGTCGATCCTTGGACGATCACGCCCAAGCGACCTATTCTACTGAAAATCAATGACTTAGGCAAGGTTACGATATATCGGAAGTTACCCTCTAGGACGCACGCGGGCCGGGGCCGCTGGGGCACCATCTGGCCCTAGCACAGTGTGTCAGCGTGTGTCAAGTAGGGGCCTCGTAGGTGGCACCGAGGTTCCGACGAACGCCACGGGTCACGCTCGGGCATTAAATGCTGCACGATGCATTTCTATGCTCTGAAATTCCTTGTCGTTTTCCAAGCGCATCACATAGGAATCCGCTGCGTATTTATTTCGCGTATGGTCGAATCCGATTTCTTTGTAGAACTCCAACATGCCTTGGAAAGTTGGGTACGGAATCAGTGCATTGTGAATCCGAATAAAATTTGGATCGTTGCTACGTGGTGGCGGATATCCGTCGATGGATTGGCAAACGCGCTCCCAGCCACCTTGGAAAGAATCGTAATCACGCAGGTCGTGATGCACGATGTAAGTTGCACTCGCCTTTTTCTTTTCCCGGCGCTTGTGTTCGCGATTCGAAAAACCTTCACGTGTGAGAGCGTCACGATAGAAACCCTGTTCATGGTGATCGGGCACCATCACACGATACGCCTTCAGCACGAAACCAGAATTGGCTCGCAGCACAATCATGATTTCTTTGGATTTAGTTTTCGGTTGCACGTCCTACTCCACGATTAAAATCGGATTGAGTTACAGGCCCAAGAATGGAGAAAGGGGCCACAAAGGCCCCCGTCTCTTTTTCACTCACACGTTTTGGATTGACGCTTCGAGCCAGTGAATCCCTTGCTCGATATTGGTGATTGCCAACGACAACTCACGACCACCGCCGAAACGATTTTCGCGTTGTTTGTCGCTGTGATGTTTGAGGTTACGCAGCGTTTCTTCTGCGTGACGTTTCAAGGCAAGCAGCGCAACGGTGTGATCGTGCTGGCCGGTGTCTTCGTCAGTGTCGTCGGGTTTCATTCTTCGTCTTCCCCATCCGGTTTAGCGGCGGCCTTGAGAGCCTTTTTGGTGTGGGTCGCTTTGATTTGATCAAGGTACAAATCGTAACCCTTGCCGGATTCGATTTGCTTGCGGCACCATTCGTAAATACGAACAGGCTTGACCTTCATTTTCTCGCAGCAGGCTTTGATCAATTCCTTTTTGCCATCGACCAATTTTTTCATGTCCATCCACGACACTACTTGACCGGCGAATGGAGTACCTTCACCGAATTTGATCTTGTTACGCTGGCCGGAAATTTGACCGGTTTCTTTCAGGTACATCCACGTATCCCACACGCGGTCGAAGCCGAGGCCTTCGCCGTTTTCGTTCGCGACGTACAGACGCAAAATCATGTTGGATTTTTGTGGGCCGCCCAATTTGTTTTTGAAGGCGTGGCATTTGATGTAGCGATAGTTATCTACACCTTCGCCGCTGATCGACGGTTCTTCTTCCAGCGGGCCTTTGCCGCCGTGAGGAATTGCGATTGGCGACATGCGGAAACGTGCGTCGGAGAAATAACGCAGTGCCTGACCGCAAGGTTCCTGTTCCGTTGGGCCGTACATCGCCATCGGAATCGAACGCAGCTGGTTAATGCCTAGAACCAGAACGCGTTTTTCTTTCATGCGGCCTTTAACACGTTTGATCCCGTCAGAGAACATACGCGCTTGCGAGGCCAGACCGTCTTTGCCTTCTTCGTTTTCGTCAACACGACGCGAAAGCATTGCCGGGTAGGAATCCACAAGGAACACAGCCTGCGGCAAACCGTGTGGCGCCGGGACTTTGAACTTGTTGAATTTCTTGAAATACTTCGTGTCGTAATGGCCTTTGCACAACTTCTGATTTACTTTGTTGTTTTCGTAAATGTAGAAGAAGTCGCCATCGAGTTTCAGAACCGACGGAAGTTTTTTCAGAGTCGAGGCCAGAGCATCGAAGAAGTCTTCACCAACTGCCGGTGCATAGTTGCGGATACGCGGGCGGATAATCCACTCGCCATCTTTACCTTGCAGGCCGAAAACCTGTTCAACAGTACCGGTCGATCCGCCGCCGTTGTATTTCCACATGGCGTTAGCGTATTCAGCGGAGAACGAACCTTCGTAGTCGAAGAAAAACGCTTTACCGAGGAAATCAGCTTTACGGATAATGGCACCCATAACGGTTGTGGCGAGCGTGGTTTTACACGACTGTTCCGCACCGTAGAATGTGTACCAGCCACCAGCCAGAAGGCCGCCAGCCATTTGCAAATCCACACAAAGACTGCCCGTTCCCAAGCGGTCTTCTTTTTCGTTGACAGACATGGAGGTCAGGCCGACCTTTTTTTCCATGTTGTCGATTTCGTCTTCGAATGTTGCGTAAGGGTTGAAGACAAATTTGCCGGGCTTTTCAGCCACGACGGAAACTTCTTTCTTGCTCTTAGAGCCTTTCACTGCTGGAACTTTCGACTTGGAGGTCTTCAGAACCTTTTCGTTAAGGTCGAGCTTTTTGGTCTTGACGGCGGGTTTTGCCATGCATTCTCCACAGCATTAATCTGGAATAGGGCCTAAGCATCTAGGCCCCCGAAGCGATTACCGATCAGTCATCCCAAGACGACTTTTTCTTACCGGATTTTGCTTTGGTTTTCAGCTTCTTTTTCGCGCCGCCTTTCTCTTCCTTGTCCGAAGATTTCTTTTTCTTCTTCGGAGCTTCTTCTTCCTTCACTTTCTTTTTCTTCTTCGGCGCTTCTTCTTCCTTGGCCTTGGAAGATTTCTTTTTCGGCTTTTCTTCAGCCTTCGCCTTTTTCTTCGGCTTTTCTTCAGCCTTGGCCTTGGAAGCCTTTTTCTTCTTCGGCTTCTCTTCCTCTTCCTCTTCTTCATCTTCGTCGAATTTCGGCTTCGACTTTTTCTTTTTCTTCGGCTTTTCTTCTTCTTCGTCGTCGAGCGAAGTGGACTTGCCTTTTTTCTTCTTCGGACGGTCTTCCTCTTCTTCCTCTTCGTCGTCGATTTCTTCAGCGCCGATAATTTCCATGCGCTTCACGTCTTCTTTCGCTGCCTTTTCAGACAGGCGACCGGTCGCGTCCAGCAGTTCTTCGGTGAGGTTCCACGTCAGATAGCCTTGTTCTTCGTCGGTCAGCGGGGTAGGGCCGTCCGCTTTGTCGATGGTGTATTTGTCGGTGCCCGCTGCGTCCGGTTTGAATTTCAGTTTGGTATCGAAACCGAACTTCGCATCGGATACGTCGTACTGCGCGGTCTTGCCGGTTTTCTTTGACTTGATCTTGTTTTCTTCCGACAGTTCTTGCAGTCGGTTGATCGAAGTCATGGTCAGGCGCGCAACGCGAACCGGAGTCCAAGTTTCGGAATTGATATCCTTGAAACCGGTTGCCTTTTCTTCTTTGGTTGCCTTCGACGCTTTACGCGGCGGGCCTTCTTCCTGCATGTCGCGGTCGATCACGTTGAACAGCCAGAAGTCACCAGCACGAACTGGTTTTTCTTTCTCGCCTTTGAATTTTTCAGCGAGTGCCATGTACGGGCACTTCACGCCTTTTTTCGGAGTTTCCGGATCGTTCGGGTCGAAGTCGATTGCGTAACGCGGAATGTTTACTTCGCGCTTTTCTTTGCCCTTGCCGCCAGCCCACAGCTTGATCCAGACCTGACGCACTTGCAGCGGCATGATTGGCAGAATGCGGAACAGGAAATACTTGTTCTTCGGCCACTGGATGATATCTACAACTTCATCCAAGCGAAGCGAATCACCTTTACCTGCGTTGGTACGAATACTTCCCATGCCTTTAAAAACGGCGGCCATGTGTCTTCCTCTCAATTCAAGTCGAATACCCGGAAAGCATTTCTCTCCTGAGTATCATTTACAGTTTTATTCGTCTACGTTTGGTAGGCCAGTTGCTTCGGTTTCGGCAACAAATGCCTGCCCAGCTACGCGTAATTCTTCGGTGCGTTTTAGCACTTTGTACAATTCGCGGACTTCCCCGGCAGTGGCGTAATCACCGGTCACGATGCCAGCAGATTCGAACCGACTACGGTCGTCGTCATGTGGTGCATAAACCCGCGTCGGCACATACGGGAAAGTGATGGGCATACGGCTTTGGAAATTCGTCACGGTCTGGCCGTCTTCACAGACGACAATGCGACCGGTGGAATCGTAAGCCTGTTCATCCCCATCGCGGAAAAGGTGGCCGCAACGCTTGTTCTGCAACAGCGGTTGCCCGCCGCTGATATTGGCAACATCAGTCCATTCGTCGTCGGTGCCGAGGATCGGTGAAAGCGGTTCGAACATCCCCACTTTCTGAACCATCTGAAACAGAAAGTTGATGCTGAAACCGGAGTGCCCTTGCTTCGAAACAACTTCCAGAATTTCACGCACGTTTTGGTGCATGTGTTCCTGCATTTCGAATGCGTTCGCATCGTTTTCCGGATCGGCTTTCATGTTCCGGATTATGATCGCGAATTCACGGTCAGCGTGGGCTAGCAAATTGCTCATTGTCGTATCCCTTTATGGTCTGGATCAGTCGGGCCAGATAACCTTTTCCGCTCGCTCCAGAACTTTCTTCAGGGCGGCGTTATATTCTGCGTCAGCGATTTCCTTGGCCCGGTCTTTGATCGACGGATGCAGCACGATATTGCCCTGTGCGTCACGCGGGTTTTTGAAATCGACAACTGCGACTTTGCTTTTTTCTTTCATGAACATCACTCTGTTTATTTACAGTTTTTCTTCGAGCATGTGCTGACGCATAATTGCCTGTTCTTCTGGCGTAAAATGCTCGCCAATATCCAGACTTAAACGAGCGATGCCCATAGGATCTACTTTTTTCGCGAGCATCTGCACAAGTGTGCGGCTTTGCTCCACCTCGATTCCTTTTTCCAAAGTGTGACCCGGTGCCAGAATAGAATGCAGGGCCATGCTCGAACCTTCGTCGTCATCGTCACCGTAAATGGTGTCGAGGCTAACGCTGAAATTGACGTGGTGGCTAGTCCCCTCGAATAGCTTTTTCTTCTGCGCTTGTGGCACAGTGTAAGCCACGCCATATTCATGTTCTTTCGACGCCTTCATTGCGTTTTTTGTCCAAAACGTAACGTAGGAAGTCAGCGCACCTTTGCGACTGTCGTATTTATCCATCGCCGTGATCACAGCCTTGATAATCGACTGCACAAGGTCTTTGAAACTCGACCGGCCTTGTGCCCCGATCACGTGAGCCTTGGCCCACTTGTTGGCGCTCTTCACGTAATGATCAACAACGGAATTTCGATACACATAAAACCGCTTCAGATACGCCGTGCAAATCTTGATTGTGTTGTAGAGCGCAGAGCGTTCACACATCCCGACCTGTACCGCATATTTGTCCAGAGCGATTTGTTTTTCCTTGGTAGGATTCAACAGGAAGTCTTTGTACTGTTTGACGTAGCCAACATTTTGTTCGGTGAACGAAACCAGAAACTTGTGGATGAAAAAGCGCTCCACTCGGGCCGCCCGAATGAAATCAAATTTCAGGCGACGATCAGGAACGCTCAGGTACGCCGCAAGTTTTGCCACGGCTTCCCCTCGATCTAACGAACTCAGTTTGCGCTTGCGGTTCGTCGCCACCAGCAACAACAGGTACTCGACCTGCGGATCGAAAATGTTCGTGTACAAAACAAGCGGCTCCAATGCCTTGTACAAAAACATATCCATAATCTGCTGAATTTGTTCACCGGTCATATTTTTATCAGCAGACATTCTTTCCTCCTAGTTATGATGGCTCGTTTCCGTCACGCATGGCGCGCAGCTTGTCCCGCTTGATGATATCCGTACACCACTGGTTCCCATGCTCGCACTGGTCGGGCATGCCGTCCTTGAACGTGTAGCAGCAATCAGAGCAAACCCAACCGCATTCACCGCGTGCCGCTTGGTCTGTCCATGCGCGTGTAGCTTTATCCATTTCTGAAATGTGTGCATTTAATTCCGAAGCGGGCAACTCGGTGATTTTGATCATGGGAGAATTTCCCAGTCTTCCGCCATCATGTCACCCATGGACGGAACCCAACCCGGTTGCAATTTACCCTGTGCGTTCAGCAGCACGAAGCACGGTTCGAAACTCACGTCGAAATCTGCAAAGCGTTCCAGATAAACGCACTGGCCCGCACCGTTCCAACCGAAGCGGCGAACTTGTGCGCCTTTCTTCAGGGCGTTAAAGGCTTGCGCGAAGTCTAGCGGGGTTACACGCAGGGCAGCGGCGACAACGGCAACATGGCCGATGCTGTCGGAAAAGATAGTGACGGAACGCACGTAGGCTTTTTCACCGCGACGATCTTTTTCGAAAACTTCGACTGCGATACGCAATGCTTCCTCGGGACTCGATACAGCGCGCCCGGTGTATTCTTTTTCGAAAAGCAGAATGTCACCGTTGCGAGGCACTTGGCCCTGCGGAACGATCACTACCTGACCTTCGATTACGTTGCGGATTTCCAATTCAGTCAGAGAACGAACAGACATGTTTTTTATCCTGTGATTTGGTGAATCCATGGTTTGACGTATTGCCACGCCCACGGAATCACGACGAAAATAACTCCACCGATCACAATGCCAGCCGCGATTCCCAAGCCAATCAGGAATGTGCCGATACCTTTGAAGTCGATGAACCCGCGTTGCTTATTTTTGCTTTTCACATGTCACCTCAAGGCAGCATGAATTTCAAGACTTTCTCGATGATGTAGAGGTCTGCATCGTCGATGATATCCAATTCGCCTTCCAGACGTTTGCGGTACAGAGAATGTCCGCCGTATTTGGTGAACATTGTGTAGGACAACCCGCCGCTTTTGGAGAACGTGAAACGCATTTTGTGATCTTGTGAAAACAAAATCACGACAACTTCATTCTCCGCAATGTGCAGGGTGTAGCCACCGCTATGTTTCAACAGAGGCAGGAAGCGGCAAAATTCTTTGAAGGATTCCGCCGCGACGTTGGCGTTCGCATCCAGACCCATATCAAGGCCGCGAAATTCTTCTGGAATCTTGCCGAGATAATTGCGGATTTCTTCGGCATTGAAAGTTGGAACGTCCACGCCGGTAAAAAGATCACGCACTTTCTTGTGCTGACCTGACCACTGCTGCCACATGCTCATAAATATTTCCTGTCAGTCTAATATTTCGACGGGTATCACGAAGGTTGTAATATCGCGAACCTTTAATTCTTCCATCCGTTGCAGTTTTTCGTCGGGAGAAAACCGATTCCAATCCCGAACTTCTGCGATGGTGCGTTTGCACCCCTTGCAAATGGCGTCACCAACATTGTGAGAACATTTGCCAATGCAAGGAGTGCTACGCGGACGGGTTATGCTCACGCGACCAGAGAGATTTCTTTTACGGATTCGAAGTTGAACGTAACCACGCGTTCAGCAGGTTGTCCACCAGCGGCATTGCGAGTTTGAATCGCGCTGAAGAATTCCAGATTGGAAAACACGACGTGACGAACTGCGTTACCCGGCTGATCGTACTGTTGCAGTGTCAGCGTGCCCAAATCAGCGTTGAATGCGGCCATCGCATCCAAGTATTCCTGATCGCCCTGAATATCATGGAACGACAGGTGCAGCGTATGGGTTTTGCCTTCCGCCGCCTGACGCCAATGAGCGCCGATGCAGGTACGATGCAAATGCAAAAATGCATCACCGTTATTCAGAAAGAAATCCGGCATTGAAACCAGAGCAACAGGGCAACCACCGATAGCGTGCAGGTCGAAATTGTCATCCAGCATCGGCGCGGGCATTGCGTAGCACTCTTCGAGTGTCATGCGCCCCATTACGCTTTACCGGTGAACACGGCGGTGGCAACTTTCGGATCGTACTGGCCTGCGAAATTGTCTTTCAGGTGTTTGTGAAACAGGCCGACAGCGGTGAATTCACCAGCTTCCAGAACGGCGCGAAGTGCGGAGGCGTCCATGGATGCGTCCACAACTTTTTCTTCTTTTTCCGGAATGTATTTCGACAGCAGACGGGTTTGAGTTTCCAGACGCTGGATTTCAGCGGCATGTTCTTTTTCGCCACCCTGCGATTTACGCAGCAGGCCGATGGTTTCGGTATTGCCTGCGATCAGACCTTTCAGAATCAGCAGCAGTGCGTCGTCGCCAGTGCGTGGCTTTTTGGACTTGGCACCGAGTTCGTAATCGCCCAGTACGCGAGTCAGAATCGGGTAGGTTTCTTTCGGGCTTTGCAGGCGTGCGGTATCACGGTCGCCGGTGATTTGTGCAAGAATGCTCATGCTGTTTTCCTTCACGTTAAATTTTGACGTAGCCGATTGCGGCCTGTTTGATGTTGCCTTTGTTCACACCGAGAATCATGTTCGGTGGAATGTCAGGACTGGAATAAACTTCCAAGCCCATAATCATGCCGACGTAACCAGCTTCGCGACCGGATTTGAGAGTCGAGATATCGGCCCACGGATACAGCACGTTTTCGCCGTGTTCTGCGAAATATGCTTCGGTGTTGATATAGCGAACGTGATCAGCAAGGTCGGTGCCGAATACAAACACGCTGGCGCTCGAATGATTGCGGATGTTGTTCAGCAAATCGAACGAAAGATCCTGCGTGTCGATCAACGGGTACGGGCTGTTCGGGCCGATGTTCAAACTGGCGATAAGTTTCGCGAGTTCTTCGAGTTGAATACCGTGCGAATCGTTCATGAAAAATTCCTTAAACTTCGTGGGAGATTTCCAGCTTATGGATAAGCGCCGCGCTACCTTCCGTGTCGAGGGTTGTGTCGGTCGGATCTTCCTGATTGTAAACGCCAGCCTTGAAATACAGACTCTGTTTAGCCCAGCTGTCTTTAAATTGCAGCGTGAGATTTCCGGTGCGACGTTCGCCGTTTACATCGGTAAAGCCTGCGGAAAACAAAACTGCGCCGCGTGAGGTTACATGGATGTTGTACGTGAATCGGGTGCCCAGTGGGATACCATCCAGCAACACGAAATCAACCGGATTAGGCTGATCAAATTCTTCGCGGAAACCCACGGTCAATTGGCCTACACCGTCCGCCGCTTTGTCGAACGAAAGTTTCACGGGCGGGCGCGTATTGCCATGTACGTGGATTTGCCCGATAACGGTTTCGCCTTTTTTCGGAACTTGCAAAACGGTCATTGCCGCTTGCAGCCAGTGGTGATTGAACGTCGGGTAACGCCAGTTGTAAACGATACCCTGTTCGTTGCATTCGCGCAGTTCGGTGCGGGTTCGGCTGGTCGATTTCGAGGACACACCTTTGGTGGGTGCCCACAGTTTCAGGTCGCCGTTTGGAAGCACGGAAAAGAATGCGTTTTGTGGAAAAGATCCGGGCGGGTAAATGATACTGACATTGCTGCCCGGAAATTTGGGTTCTGGTGTGGTTAGGTTCAGCAGGTTCAGAGAAATCATTTTTCCACTCAGAGGTTTTCTTCGATAACGATTTTTGACAGAGCCACCAAATGTTTGCAGAGGCCCACGGACATTCCGGGGTTTGTCCACACTGGCGGTTCGCCGTTGGAATAAATCAGGTATGCAGCACCGCAACGGGCGTTCGCATATTCCCACCAGTACACATAGTTTTCACACGTGCATTGCACAAGCACTTTTTTGTGTTTGTATAGTGGTTTGTCTTCGCCATTTTTGTCGAGGCCCACGATATACGTTTCGTGGTAGCGTCGAACTTTATCCGGGCGGAACGGATCGTTCGTCCACATAATGCCTTTGACGGCTTTACGGCCTGCTTTGGTTTTCGCACTGCGATAACGGTGCGCCTCAACGTCCACTGCATTGTTTATGCAAATGCGGAACGTATTTCGGATTAGTTCCTTGAGACTTTTGCCCTGACGTGTGAAGAATGTTTCGGGCATTGGGCGAGCGCCCAAGTTTTCGAATTTGCGCAGCTTGTACGGGATACCCCGCACTTTCACTTGGCCTGCGGAACGCACCGGGGCAGCGGTAGACTTACGCTTTCGCTCGGTGGTCTTTTCAGCTTCACGCTTGGCCTGTGTTTTCTTGGGCTTGGTGACGATGCGTTTTTTCTTTACGGTCTGCACCTTCACCTTTTTAGTTTTGACTGCCATTAGGCGTCCTCTAGGCGCGCCGTTACCTTATCGAAATGGTACGGGTGCCCGGTTAAAACCAGTAATTTGTTTTCCTTCTTTCGCTTCAAAACATACGGCAGTTTCAACCCGCTCAAGTCCAGAATGCGGCTGCCTTTTTCAGGGAGTTTATCCCGGTATTCGTTGTACACGATCAGGTGGACTTTCGCGTCAGCCAAAGAATAGGCGAGCGTACTGGATGGCGAAGGTTCGAACCGATCCAGAATGCAACCACGCACGTCGATTTTCATTTTCAATTTGCTGACTTGATAAGTCACGGTGTGCAGCACGCTTGGATCGACGACGAAAGAAATGTACCCGCCCGGTTTCAAAATACGTTTCAGGTGGGCCATCATTTCCATATCAGCATTCCGCCACGCTTCAGGCCGTAGCCAATTCATGGGGCCTAACGCGTTGAGTTCTGGATACGCGAAAATAAATGAAAAACATCCGTCTTTGATTTTGCGCAGGTTGTGCAGCAACGTACCCTGCCAGACGTTGAGGTCGCCATCCTCATTTGACCAGCGACGGAACGGCACATTCTGATTGTGGAAACCGACGATGGAACCGCCGTGTTCTTCGCACCGCGAAATCGAAGGGATATCCCCGACGATTATGCAGCCACAATTGAAATGATTAAT